AAATTTGGTAAAAGAAAGATTCTATTTCTCCCTTGGATTAACCGAGAGAATGGTGAAAAGTCCATGGAACTGATTGATTCAAAGGAAGCTTCAGTTGTTATGGGGCATTTAGAGTTAACAGGTTTCAAGATGTATAGAAATTCTGTTTGTTATCATGGCATGAATCATAATGTTTTTGATGGGTATGACCTTGTTATGACAGGACATTATCATCACAAGTCAACAGTAGGGAATATTGCTTATTTGGGAAGTACTTATGAAATTACTTGGTCAGATTATAATGATCCAAGAGGGTTTCATATATTTGATACAAACACTTTAGAGTTAGAGTATCACCAGAACCCTCATAAGATATTTCATAAGATAATTTACAATGATACAGGTGTTGACACTTTTGATAAAATAACTAAAGATTTCAGTTTTTGTAAAAATAGTTATGTAAAAGTTTTAGTTGAATCTAAAAACAATCCTTATTTCTTTGATAAGTTTATTGATTCAATTCAATTACAAGAACCTTTTGATTTGTCGATTATTGAGGATTTAAATTTGTCTGTTGAGGAAGAGGAGATTGTGAATGAGGCTGAAGATACTGTAACTACATTGAACAAATATGTTGATGGTTTAGATGTGAATAATGTAAACCTTGACAGATTAAAAGAAGTTCTAATGTCTTTACATAGAGAAGCAATTGATTTACAATAGGGTGTTATGATAATATTTAAAAAAGTTCGTTATAAAAATTTCCTATCTACTGGTAATTACTTCAATGAAATAGTTTTGGATAACAGTCCATCTACTTTGATTATGGGTAAGAATGGTGGAGGAAAGTCAACATTTTTAGATGCTATTTGTTTTGGTTTATTTGGTAAAGCATTCAGAAATATCAATAAGAATCAGATGATAAATTCTATAAATGAAAAGGGTACAGTGGTTGAGATTGAATTCTCTATAGGTTCAAAAGAATATATGGTGAGAAGGGGTATCAAACCCAACATCTTTGAAATATATCTGAACGATGAGTTTATTAATCAGTCAGCTGATGCTAGAGATTTTCAAAAGAAACTTGAAAAAACTATTCTCAAGATGAACTATAAATCGTTCACGCAGATAGTCATTTTAGGTTCCTCTAGCTTCACACCTTTTATGAAACTTTCAACACAAAACAGAAGAGATGTGATTGAGGATATTCTTGACATTGATATATTCAGTATCATGAACACACTTCTCAAAGAAAGGTCTTCTGTACTGAGAACAGATATGTCACAGAATGACTATGATATAAAATCTCTTGAATCTGGTATTGAGATGAAAGAAGAATATATTGAAAAGTTGAAAGGTACAAAACAAGATAGAGTTGAATCAATCAGAAGGGATATTCAGGAATGTCAAAACACTATATGTGAATTACAACTTGAAATATCCAGAAAAATGGAAGAGATTGACTCTATAAAAATTGGTGATATTAAAAAATTAAATTCTGATCTTGAAAAGAGAGTTGATGTTTTCAAGAAAATGAAAAATAACAAAGACAGACTCAAGAAAGAAAATAGGTTTTTTACAGAGAATGATCACTGTAATACTTGCCATCAAGATATTGATGAAGAACTTTCAACTGAAATTATATCAAATAATCAGAAAAAAATATCTGATTTAGATTCCGCTTTTATTGATATACAGAAAATGATTTCAAGTGTTAAAGATTCTATTCAAGTTGAACAAGATAAAGTTGATGCTGTAAATAAAATTAACACTGAAATACTAAATCTAAATCAAGAGATTGGGTTTCAAAATAAAAGTATTGAAAAATATGAAAAAGAGATTCAGTTTCTAAAAAATAAGAATGATATGATTGATGGGGAATATGAATCTCTAAATAAAATGAAACAACAACTTCACGACTCTAATGATAATAAAATGGAATTGTTGGAAAGAAATGAAATATATAATATATGTAGTATGTTATTAAAAGATACTGGAATTAAAACCAGAATCATAAAACAATATCTTCCAATCATGAACAAACTAATCAATGGATATTTGAATGATTTTGATTTCTTTGCTAATTTTAATCTTGATGAGAACTTTAGTGAAGTTATAAAATCAAGACATAGGGATGAATTTTCTTATGACTCATTTTCAGAAGGTGAGAAACAGAGGATAGATTTAGCAATTCTTTTCACTTGGAGAGAAGTGGCTAGGATGAAAAACTCTGTAAACACCAACTTACTAATATTAGACGAGGTGTTTGACTCTTCTCTCGATGCTGAAGGGACTGAAAACTTCATGAAGGTTATGAATTCATTAGAAGGTAAAGGACTAAACACTTTCGTCATATCACACAAGACAGATTTATTAGCAGATAAATTTGATAAACAAATTAAATTTGAAAAAATTGGTAATTTTTCCCATAAAAAATAATTTTTAAAAAAGTATTGACTTTTTAGTTAATATAGGTTATTATATATATAACACTTAACAAGGAGATTTATATTATGAGTGCTATTTCCGTATCTGAAGATACTTTGAGAACCTTGAAAAACCTTGCAAGTATTAACCAGTCATTGTTATTTACTTCTGGTAATACTCTATCCACTATTAATAGTAGTAACAATGTTTTATGTACTGCTCAGATTTCAGAAGACTTGCCAGCAGAGTTTGGCATTTATGATCTGAATAATCTATTAGGTACACTTTCATTATTTGCTAATCCTCAGTTGGATATCAACTCCTCTGAGGGATATATGACCATTAGAGATGGTTCTAATGCTTCAACTACAGTAAAGTATACCTTTGCCAGTAAAAACCTCATAAAAGTTCCTCCAAAGAGTCATATTACATTACCATCTGAAGATGTTTCTTTCACTTTAGACGCTGAAACTCTTGGTAAACTTCAAAAGGCAAGTTCTGTTATGGGTCTACAATACTTGTTTGTGAATGGTTCAGGAGGGGTTATTACTGTTGAATTGGGTAAACCAAGTGATGCTAACAGTAACAGGTTTAGGATTGAAGTTGGTGAAACTTCTCATGAATTTTCTTTCATCTTTTTGATGGAAAATATCAAACTTCTTCCTGATGATTATAATGTTGTTATTTCATCTCAATGTATTTCACAGTTTACATCTTCAAACTCTAACAGGACATATTGGATATCTACAGAAACTGGTTCTAAATTTACTGCATAGGAAGTGACCAAATGAATATTGGTGAAGAATATATCTGGGCTCAGAAGTATAGACCAAAGACAGTTGATGAGTGTATCATTATAGATGAACTCAAAGATAGATTTCAGAATTTCATAGAGAAAGGAGACATACCAAATCTCCTACTCTATGGAACTGCTGGAACTGGAAAGACAACTGTTGCAAAGGCAGTTCTTGAAACTCTTGGTTGTGACTACATAGAGATCAATGGTTCACTTGAAGGTAGAAATATTGACACTTTGAGAAACACTATCAAGAGTTTTGCAAGTTCTGTTTCTTTCACTGGTGGTAGAAAGTTTGTATTGTTAGATGAGGCTGATGGTTTGAATCCAACTTCATTACAACCTGCTTTGCGTGGGTTTATGGAAGAGTTTTCTGCTAACTGTGGTTTTATTCTAACATGTAACTTCAAGGATAAGATTATCAAACCATTACATTCAAGGTGTAGTGTGATAAACTTCTCTATCCCTAAAGATAAAAAACCTTTGATTGCTGCTTCTTTTTATAAAAGAGTCTGTCAGATTTTAGTTAAAGAAGAGGTGAAATATGAAGGTGGGGTTGTTGCTAAATTGATACAGAAACACTTTCCTGATTTTAGGAGAGTGTTGAATGAGTTACAGCAGTGCGCCAGTGCTTCTGGTGGTATTACAGGAGATGTTTTAGTATCTCAAGATGCTGCTATGGATGAACTGATTGTTCACTTAAAAGATAAAAACTTTTCTAAAATGCGTGAATGGGTTGCTAATCATGGTGACACTGATTCTGAAAGATTTTTTAGAAAAATTTATGACAGTATGTATCAGTGGATGAAACCTGAAGTTATTCCTACAGTTGTTGTTACTCTTGCTGAATATCAGTACAAAGCATGTTTTGTTGCAGATCAGGAAATCAACACTGTTGCTTGTCTCACAGAACTTATGGCAAATGAGGTTTGTAAATGAAATTGTTTGAAGAACTTGAAGATGAAGTAAAATATGAAGAAGATTATTCAAAAGAGAGTTATTGTCCATTCAAGTTCTTTTTGAAGTCTATAAATACCACTAAAGAGAATGTTTTATTGGAAGATAGTAATGGAAAGATAGAGGAAGCATACAATCCTTTTATTATTAACAAATCTTTATCACACTTCCCAGATACCATTATGCAAGCCAATACAATGAACCAATATTTTGAACTTGACAAGAAGTTGCAATATGACTTTTTACTAAATAGTATTAGAAAGAAAAAAAGATTTAGTAGGTGGGTAAAGTCTAACATTGAAGAGAATGTTGAGATTGTGAAACAATATTACAAGGTTGGAAATGAGAAGGCCGTTGAAATATTATCTTTACTTAATGATGAACAAATATCTACAATAAAAAGCGAATTGAGTGAAGGTGGAATAAGTGGAAGAAGAAGTAAT